CAAACCCGTCAGAATATGTTAGAACATTAGTATAGAAAGAATCACTTGTCACAGAAAGGACAAAAAAATGACTACATGGGTTGCTGAAAACGGAATTGAATATGGTGAAGTTTGCGACTACTGCGTTGGTACTGGTGTTGTCGAAATTTCCGAATATGAAGAAGATGGTATAGAATACGTTTCGGAAATGGAATGTGAATTTTGTTTTGGTACTGGTTATGAAGGAGGAATGAACTAATGAAAATTGATACAACATGGTTACTATTCGGATTAGTAGCAGGCGGAATGGGCGTGGCCCTTATTGCACTAGGTTCTCTGTTGTCTGGTTTCTTAATGTGCTCCGGTGTATTAGGTTGGCTATTTGTAGCAAATAACACCGGCCAACTTTTTATTGAAGATGATGATGAAGATGAGGATTACTAATGGAAATGGTTTTGCAATATGTTGCAATGGTATTTTTAGTGGTAGGGGTGACTGCAAATGTCGCTGCTATGGGAGCTCTTTGCTGGATGTTCTATGATATGTTTAAAGGAAAAAAACAATGACTATAATTAAAAAAACGACTGTAGTAGAATGGGCCACTCAAGAAGTGGGTGTTGCTTGTGATATGGTTTCGCAGACCACCGTCGAAAATTTTGACTTTCAAACTGGTGAGTCTCTTGGTGAGTACAAGTTTGAACCTGTTGTTGTCACGCAACTGGCAGAGGGATGGTCATAATGAACGGTCTCAAACAAGTTGGTTGCGATGCAATGGTTGCAGAAAATGTAAAGTGTGGAACTGAAGCTCTCTGCATGGGTTGTCAGAAAACCGAAATTTTAAATGAAACAGTGATGAAAGGAAAATCACAATGAAAGTAAATCCTGTAAACAAATCCGCTTGGGGTTCGCAGTCCGAGCAACGTCAGTCAAAGGCGCGCCTTGCTGCCGAGGCAGTTTCCAATTCTCCTCGAGAGGACAATGACAAGTTTTTCGAAACTCTGTTCGCCCATTTCACAAAAGATGAAATGAATGAAATTTTTGATATGGCTTCAAAGATACGAGGGACATCGTGAAACAACGCGACCCTAGTAGCAAATTCATGGCTGCATTGCGAAAGAGTGGTGCAGCCGGATATCACAAATCGAAAAAGATAAATCAGATAAGGAAGAAAAAACACAAAAAAAGAAATTTATTGCTTGACAATGATGTTCTAATGTGATAGATTAATAGAGTAGGAAGAAGAAAAACGAATCAGTTAGACTTTTTACTACTGCGTCCGTGGATGAGGAAAGTACACCTAAACTCCACTGTCGAAGATATAATCAGATACCAATCAGCAAAGGGTTGGAGTTATATCAGATTATTGAGGCAAGCAGAGGGCGTAGTAGTAAAAAGTCATAAGACCAGACTGTTTTCTGGTACGTCTGTGGGAGAGGGAAGGCCAACTAAACCCCATGCACAGAAGGGCGTATCAGAAAACAGTCTTGACACGAATGTTTAAATATGTTAAAATTAGTTATAAATAATGAAAAGGACGAATCAATGTGGTATGTAGAAGGTAAATTCCCATGGGGAATTGAAAGGTATGAAATGCTGACTCGTGAACAGTCAAGAGTTATTCATTCAAGAATGTCTCTATCTGGTGGTGGTTGGCAGTCAATAATGGTTCAGTCCGGTATTATGGAAGGAGTCCCCGATGACTAAAATTCAAGAAAAAATTACACCACTGATGGATGAATTGCAAGCCATGATGGAAAGTGACGCACATTTAGAAAATCTGCACAATGTAGTAACAAAAATGGCGCAAGTAAATGTGTATAGAAGTTATATGAATGATGAAGATAAAGACTACTTAGAAGGTATTGAGTGGTTTTTGGAAGAATATCCGGAAGGTAGAACTTGGAAAAATTGGGACTAATGGAAATGACTGATATTAAATTAGAGGTAGGTCGGTTATATTCCAGTGGATTAGAATATGATGAAGCTCAAAAACAATTTCTAGTCGATGCATCTGAATCATCTGATTATGAAAACGATCTAGTTGCCGAGTTTGATAAGACTTGGAATACATACGAACATATGCGTTTTTCTGCATTATCTTTTATGAAAAATAATTAGAAAATGTATTGACAGGAATATGAATAGTGTGTTATTATTATTAAATAGAAATTGGTTTCTTAGCTCAACCGGATAGAGCAACTGCCTTCTAAGCAGTAGGTTATAGGTTCGAGTCCTATAGAGACCGCCAGTTAGGGAAAGTGAAATGAAAGTAGAAGCAGCGACTAGTGGAATGCCAATGCAACTTTGGCAACAACAGCAGCAGATGCAATACGAACAAAGATTAATTCGCAACGCCCAAATGTTGGGTTCGCAATATCCAAATTCGGAGACCCAACCACCAAATGCAGTGCCGCCACCTGATGCCGCATTGCGTGTAATACAACAGGTTGACAGAACGCCGGTTGTATTGAATAATAAATCTCGCGAAGAGGCTCGTGCCTATTTCCAGAATTATCAGGATAGAGTTAGAGAAGCAAGAGATCAAATGGATTCCAGTAAGGCAATCTTTGATCAAAACGCCGGAAAGGAAGTGCGTCAATATAATCCCGGCGACTACTTTGATGTAGACGCATAAAGTTTTGCGGGCGTAGCATAGTGGTAATGCGGTAGGTTTCCAACCTATTGATGTGAGTTCGATTCTCTCCGCCCGCTCCAAGATAAAATTCTCGCCTCGACGGAGGCTAGAAGGTAGTGCATGGAAATGTCCCTAGCGTATGGGGGTAACATGACTTGTAGTTGTAGTGACACTAGTAGACTTTGGAGACAAAGAGTGCTAGATTTCAGACCTAACTAGTTTGATGCAAGGTTTTCTAGGTAGTTGCAGAGGAATGCGCCATCCTAGACTTGTGGGTAATCCTTAATCCCACCTACCAATATAATTCACTTAACTTAAACAGAGAAAGACTAAATTATGGAAGCTATACTAATCGTGATGCTCGGAATGTTCCGCGAAGACAATGCAGAATTTTTCGACCAAAAACCAAGTGCAAATAAAGAGTGGGTATATGTTGGCAAACAACCACCCATTGAAGGTTATGCAAATCTTACTGTGTCGAATCCAGAGACAGGTGAAGAGTCAATTTTCTTTGTGTATAAGGATGTAGAATGAAACTAATTTTTGTTTCTTTGGTATTTTTCACGACCTTAATTGGTTGTGAAAAAATGCCACTCTCCGCAATTCCATCGGAAAAACTTGTAAATCCTTCGCTTTCTTACTAAATAGTAGGAATTATATAAGGAGGACTATATGCTAACTTGTTTAGTAATTGCAGGCTCATTATGGATAGGTGACATGAATATATTGTATCCGACACAGGGTACATTTTACTTTCACAAATTTCAACAAACAGTGAGAGTATACGGGCCGGATGGTAGAATGGGAGCATTCGTCATTCCAAAATCTATGGACGCGCCTACGCTCGGAGAAGTTTTCGAAAAATGTAGTAAAGAGAAGATCGGAGATTAGCGCAGTCTGGTAGCGCATCTGCTTTGGGAGCAGAGGGTCGCAAGTTCGAATCTTGCATCTCCGACCAAGAAAGGAATTTTTAATTGGTGAAATATGGTTTAGAAAGAAATGGTGTCTTGATTACACATGCAGTTATGTCAGGCCCCGCTGGATATAAAGTTTATCAATATCCAGTAAAAACAGATTTAGTATTTGATACTAAAGAAAGTGCCCAAGAAGTTGCGACACTAATTGACGCCAAAGTTGTAGAATATTTTTATGATATAGCTAAATGGAAAAACATTTTAGCAGCATAAGTCTTGACAAAAATTTGTTTTTGTGGTAGCTTAAGTTATAAAATGATTCTTTATGGAGAAGTTTAATGACAAAACGCAAACGCAGAACCAAGGCAGAAATGGAAGCCGCTCGGGCGGTAGAATCTCAAGGAATTGGTTTCCGAGATATATTCGATGTTCTTGATGATGCACCAAAACCTAAAAAACGCAAACGCCGGACAAAGGCTCAAATTGCAAAAGACAATGCAAAACTTGCCAAAGCCGAAGAAGAAAAATACAGTGTGCCAAAAAATAACACCGTATATCTTGATAGACCCGCAAAGTCCAAAACCCCCCCTGCATTAAAACCCGATGTAAAACCTAAACCCAAAGAAAAGTTTGATGCTGAATTGATTGGCGAAAAACTTGGTATTGGTACGGGACTAGTGCTCGGTAAAGTACCTATGAAAGATGGAAATTTTCATATTGCTTCTTGGAATAATCTTGACAAAGATTGGAATATAATGTATAATGGTAAGTACAATACAATGGAAAGACAGAATCATGTCTGGAATAGTTTTGCTCGAACTAAAGTAATAAATGAAACACACGACAAGGAATTAGATAATGGACGTAATGGACAATCAACACGAAGAAAGAGATCATCTAAAGTCACTGCTGACTGAACAATCTATGGTGGTTACTTTTGAAAAGGCAGACGGTACATCTAGGATTATGAAATGTACCACAAATCCTTCTGTAGTTCCGTGGCCGGATAATCCGGTAGAAGATGTAAGTGTGTCAAAGCTCGAAAAAACTAAAGATGAAAATCATTTTGTCGTTTGGGATTTAGAAAAAGAAGGATGGCGTTCTTTTAGATGGGAACGTGTAACAGGTTGGAATAAGGAAACTGAAAATGGGTAAGAAATCGAGAGATAAATATGTATCGAAGGGTGAACGTAGGAATGTGGCAAAGTTTAGTTGCACGCCTAAATCTGATAATGATAACGAATTAGATCGTCAGATAAGACAACGCAAAGCTTGGAAACAAGGTAGGAATGTTGTTCTTACAATTGAAAATCCTAATAAGACAGAAACTAATAAGCGGTTTATTAAAGTAAAGGCAAAAGATCTTTGGGGAGAATATCGCCATCAAAAAGTATATACTATGACAGGTACGGCTGGAGGATAATATGGCATACAAATGTGTTTATGAATTAAAGTGTACAGAGTATAATTCGGAGAATGATGATAACATAGAAAAAGAAGTTCGTAGCTATACAGAAAAAGTTGATGCAACAGATTTCAATATGGAAGAATTGTTATTAGTTTTTGAAGATTTTTTGAGGGCTTCGGGTTATGATTGGATAGAACAAAATAGTTTAAATATCGAAGGTTATGAATTGCCAACTAAAGAATTAGAGGATAAGGATTTTGAACAATTCAGACAAATGCTCGAAAGATTGAATCAAAAAAAAGAATCATCACCTCAAATGGATAATATGGAAATACATGAAAGAATGATGGGAATTGATAGGACAGCGAAAATAGTTTCATTGCATCCAAATAATGAAATTGATATTCCGACAGATGTTGTAAATACAATCGAGCCAGAAATTGATATGACGGTTGAATTTGATTATGATGAAAATATATTTTCTGAAGATAATGACTTTTCACAATTTCAATATATAATAAAAGAAAATCAGGAGGAAACAAAAAATGAGTAGAATGGATTTCGAACTCACAGAAGGTCATGTTTCTGAAATATTACACATGAAAGATGCTAGTGAATGGCATGCTGCAATGTTAGAAATGTTTCCAGAATATGATATTACGACAAGAAACCGTGTAGCTGGGTTTCTTGCCCAGACTGCACATGAAAGTGCAAACTATAAAGTTCTTTCAGAAAACCTTAATTATTCTGCAAAGGCATTAGATGCTATCTTTGGAAAGTATTTTAAACGCGCTGGCAGAGACGCCAAGGAGTACCACAGACAACCAGAGAAGATTGCTAACGTGATATACGCCAATCGTATGGACAACGGTAACACAGCGTCCGGTGACGGCTGGAGATATCGTGGTGGTGGTATTCTACAACTAACTGGAAAATGGAACTATACAAAGTTCGGTAGTGCTTGTAGAAAGTCAGCAATCGAAGCTACAGAATATGTCCGTACTCCAAAAGGTGCTATTGAAAGTGCATGTTGGTTTTGGGCAACCAATGATATTAATATTTGGTGTGATACTGATGATATTGTATCCATGACAAAACGTATCAATGGTGGCACTATAGGACTTGCAGACCGCAAGAAACATTATAAACATGCTTTAGAGGTATTGGGCGGAACATATAAGACTCGTGGAGACGTTGATATCGACGGTGATGATGAAAAGTATAGTCTTGTCCGTAAAGGTTCAAAAGGTGATACTGTAAAAAAATTACAGAAAGCTTTAGGTATCAAAGCGGATGGCGATTTTGGTGCCGGTACAGAAGCAGCATTGAAGGCGTGGCAACGCGAACATGATTGCGTTCCAGATGGTGTTGCAGGACCACAGACACTAGGAAAACTTTTTTCATAATGTCTGGCGCAAACATATAGTCACATAGAGAAATCTGGAATTTTTGGATATAAGTAATTATTATTAAGTCAAGATAGGTTGCTCTATGACTAAAAATTCCAGAACTCTTAATACATACAGTGAATATATGACAGTAGATTATAAAGAAGCAAACAAGATGCATTATCGTGTCAAGGGTCATTTGATACCGGATGAATGGGAAGATTCGGATATTGTAAAAATGTACGATGGTTATTTCAAACGTATGTGGGGCAACAATGAAGTCGGCCATTGTGATGATGATTTTGAAGCTGCATGGAAAGAAAAAGAAGAACGCGAAGATAATAAAAGTTTTGTAAGAGGTTATGATTAAAAAACTATTGACAGACACATATCAATTGTGTTATAAATAGAATGTAGACGTTGAAAAGAATTGGACATTCACTGGACTTGGGGGCAGTACCCAACGACTCCACCATAGGTACATTATGTTACTAGCGGTGACTGATAGACTGACATTGCGAGATGTCTGGAACCTGATTGTTGATACTCTTTGAGAGGAGACAGGATAGTGTATCTTTGATGGGGTCGAAATAGGATCGACAGGTATGGAAATGAATTGGAGTCGCCCCGATCTAAGCTGGGTCAACGCGAAGAAAACTACTAAATGCAAACAATAATTTTGCACCTACTGGTTACGCTCTAGCAGCATAATGCAGGGGGGTTGGTGACTTACCTAGCAACAGAAAAGTCACACTACACACAAACACAGATTGGAATGAAAATGCGAGACTATATTTACGAAACTTGGAACAGCGTTATGAACGCTGAAATAAATCCCCTTAAAAATATCCCAAATCTACAGGTACGACATCTGATCATGCAAATTCTTGCATGGATGTGGGTGTCTGTCTGCTCAATGTATTTGGGTAGTATATTATTTTGGGGAATTAATGCAATCGCGCATACTCTTTTACTTGCGGCGATTGTTATTACAGTCGGTACATTCGATACCGCAAAAAGAAATCCTAAACTCTTTAATAGGATCGATGGATATAATGGCCGGCGCAATACTGGCGAACACGACTAAACACACAGACACAGGAGAACTAAAATGTCTAGTAATAAAAACCCATTTGAGATAAGAGCAGAAATGCTTGGACTTGCAAAAGACTATATGGATCAACAACATCAGATGAATATTCAGTTAATGAATGACCTTTATGAACAGGGTAAAAGAAGTATGGAAGATGTTGAAAAAGCATATGAAATGTATAGTATTTCAGACTTGATGGAAAAGGCGAAAGAAATGTATTCTTTTGTTTCCAAAAAAGATTAAAAAATATTTCTACATCTATGCTGAATCAGTCGGATAGACTCATCTGATGATATAAGTATAGATGTAGATTATAACTAATGTGAAATTTAACTCAACTGGAAAAGTCAGCTGAAAGTAAGTTTACACCAATATTTGAAAAGTGAGTATATTAAAGTGCCAATTTATAATTTTAGATGCGAAGACTGTGATCATGAATTTGAACATTCATGCAAAATTTCTGAACGCGAAGAATTCATTACGAATGGTTCGGGTCCAGATTGCGACACCTCAGAAAAATGTAATTTAAAACAAATCTTGTCCAAGGTAAACTTTGGCGCAGATCCTTTGGGACATGCAAGAGTTCCTATGGAATTTAAAGAAAAAGTTTTAGATAGATTACCGGATGTCGGCCGGCAGGGAAAACGTGAAAGTAGATTAAATTTCGAAAAGTAAACTTATCATGGCTTTTCCCCCAACTAATTAGGAGTCTCTAAGTGGGAAAAAAGTCTGTAAGAAAATCTAAAAATAATACTAATACAAGATTAATAGGAATTGACAGCAGAAATAGAAACTTAAAAGAAATATTACCAATGACACCAACGCAATCGGAAGTATTTGATGCGTTTGCAGATGGAGACCACTTATTTCTTCATGGTGTTGCCGGTACAGGAAAAACATTTATATCACTATATCTTGCATTAGAAGAAATAATGCATCCAGACTCTACTTTCAGAGAAATACAAATAATTAGGAGCGTAGTACCGACTAGAGATGTTGGATTTTTGCCTGGCTCTGAGAAACAAAAAATAGAGGTTTTCGAATCCCCCTATAAAACCATTGTCAATGAATTGTTTCGCAATGGTACAGCATACGAAAGTTTGCGAAAAACCAATCTCATAAATTTTAATTCAACATCATTCATAAGAGGTAGAACCTTTTATGACAGTATTATCATTGTCGATGAATGTCAAAATATGAATTTTCATGAATTAGATTCTGTCATTACAAGATTAGGAGATAATTGCCTGTTGTTATTTTGCGGAGATTTTAGACAATCAGACTTTAGGGCTAACGATGAAAAAAACGGTATCAAGAATTTTATGAAAATTATTAAGAATATGAAACAGTTTTCTTTTATAGAATTTACAGAGGCTGATATTGTAAGAAGTTCATTGGTGAAATCTTATATCATCAATAAACTGGAATTGGGTATCGTTTAAAATACTATTGACAACATGACATCCATGTGATATAATGATTCTAACAAATTGGAGCTATTATGTTTAATCACATGGATGTTGATTTACCAACACACACGCTAAATAGAATTACTGAAAATAATAAGAGATTTTATCTTACACCTGACGGCGGTAAGTATCCTTCTATAACAACAGTCTTAGGTTGGTTCTCTGCAAAGGGAATTATGGAATGGAGAAAACGTGTCGGTGCGGAGACTGCCAATAAAATCACGACTCAAGCTTCTAGGAGTGGAACCAGTGTCCATCAGATGGCAGAAGATCACCTAAATAATAAAGAATGGAAAACGAAAAAGACTATGCCATATGACATAGAATCTTTTTTGAAGATTAAACCGACTCTTGATGAACGTGTGAACAATATCTATGCACAAGAGAAACCTTTGTATTCTGATCATTTGGGCCTTGCGGGCACGGTTGACTGCGTTGCTGATTTTGATGGTAAATTATCTATTATTGATTTCAAAACTTCGCGTCAAAGTATGATTGGTGATAAATATGGTAAGTTGGAAAAATATTTTCGCCAGGCATCTGGATATGCAGTTATGTTTGAAGAGCGTTATAAATTTCCTATAAATAGTCTTGTAATTATTGCCGCAGTAGCGGGTAAGTCTGAACCAGAAGTGTTTACCTCGAAAAGAGATACGCATATCGGCGGACTTATTGATATGGTGAAAGAATATAAACAACATCATAATCAACTATAGGAAAAAACGATGAGGACTGCAACATATGTACCCGAAAATATAAAAATGGGAGTTTCCGATTATCTTGCGATGAGCATAGATAGAGGACAATTATATTTTCATAATTTAAAAGTTCATGACGATTTGCCAGATTGGATAGAATCTACAGATGTAGATGTTAGTGTTGAGTTGGGATATGTTCATAACTATGTGGTCCCTTCTGGTCAGGGAATTAGTTTTGAAATGAACAATTTAGATCCTACTGGAAATTTTATGGTAGAAATTTTGAATACCGGATCTCCTGTAAATTATCCAGATTTTTTAATGGAAAATTACTCTGGCGAATATCAATTTAAAAATAAATCTTTGAATGATATTTTAGTAACTCTAAAAATCACACCTATCAATGGAGCTTCTACATCATCTAGTAAATATAATCTTAAAATTAAAGCTTTAAATACTTGGCCAAACTTTATAAAATCTTGTAATTTTTTTACGGAATCAAGAACATCAGGCGAATATCCGGTTGTTGGAAAACTAGGTCCATTTGCAATATGGGATATTTTCAGACATAATAATATTAGATTAGATATCACTATTTTTTCTCCCGCATCAACCGGCCGAAAGACGTTAATGCAAAAAAGAATAACCTATAATACTGAGGATAAGATGTTTTTTGTTTTTCCAAAACATTTTGATACAAGTAGAACAGATCGAATTGAAATCTCTGTGCGTATAACATTGCAAAATTCGGACGGAATATTTTCTATAATAACTGATGATCCTATACTATCTTCAACAGATTTAGATGTCCTTTATAATAATTATTACGAATCATATTTATCTGAATTGGTAGATAACGTAACAGATCAATCTAATATAGCTTTAAAACTACATTTGGACAAATCATCTTTTAATAAAAAATTAGGAAATGGTCAATCTTCTAATGTTGTGAATTCTACTTCTGTAGGAAATACAAATACTATTACAAACACATATTCTTCATCTACTAGTGCTTATAATACTTCAAGTGGAACTTCCACTGGATACTAAGAACATACACACACATTACACTATCAACTTAAAAAAAGAAAGGAGTTATAATGGAACTTATTACTAAAGTTAAATCATGGGCCGCCGCTCTCGCAGAGGTCGGCGTCAGTCTAATTGGATTAGGAATTGTCCTTGAAATCCTGTTCGGTGGAATGAATATTCCATTCTGGCCAGAAGTAAACGTGACTGCAAACATTCTAGGACTGCTGAGTAATTTCAGCGATCAAGGTCTAGTTGGTTTAGTTGCGCTTGCAGTACTGTGGGCTATTTGGAATAGAAAATGATTTCTACAGTAAGTGATTGGGTAAAAAGTAGATTAAAAGAACGCACATCTCACGATGGCATTATTTTAATTGTGTTGGGTGTACTAATTTTAATTGGTGCTCCTTTTGTAAAACTTGGTGCATGGATCGCCATTGGATGGGGTGCATGGACAATCTGGTCCAAAGACTGAAAAAGTCTTGACAAAACTTGCGCTATAGCGTATAATTGTATTATATACGCTATAGCGTTATTTAAGGAGTGAAAATGCTAAAACTAAAAAGTTCAAAAGAATTTTGTGATGAAATTGAAAAAACCGTAACAGATATGGGTATGAGTTATATCGAAACAATTACCCATTATTGTGAAGAAAACACTTTAGAAATTGAGAATATAACACCACTACTCAGTTCATTCATAAAAGAAAAAATTCAATACGAGGCTGAGGGGCTAAATTTAGTAAGGAAGTCCACTGAAAAGCTACCTCTATGATTCATATGTCCAGTAAAAAAATTGATGATTTTGAAGCATTTAAAATTTTTCTTGCTATGAAATCTCATTTTAATAATGAATATAATTATGTGGAATATGACGGCGCATTTAAGGCAAAAAGAGAGTCGTACTCTAAAAGAAAAGATAGATATACTTTCGTTCAGTTATCAAAGAAATTTGGTAAAAAGGAATTGGAAGAATTTTTCCTTTCACTGTTTTTGAATGTTACTGAAAAAGGAAACATTGCTGTCTCTGGCACTAATAATATGTGGACAGGTAATTTGCTTGATAAAGAAGCAACCGACACATATAAAAATTGGAAAAAGAGATTGCAGAGTTTGCAATATAATTTTATCAATGATTGCGAAACAATTTTTGATAAAGGATTAGAAGAAGAACTAGAATTTAACCAGATTTTCAAATCTGTAAATGGGAATTACCCGCTTATAATAAGACTTGAAAAAATGGGAGATATTTGTGTCGAAACTGTAGTGGTTTTTGACATGATATTTGACTTTATAAATAATGTACGGATCGCAGATACGACTTATTGGCCCGTGTATAAAAAGAAAGTCAAAGACTACACACCATTTTTAAAAGTGGATGTGCCACGTTATGTTGGAGTTATGAAAACTCTTTTGATTGAAGATTATTATGATAATTATGGTCAATATCTATTGACAGACCGTGGATAAAATGATATACTAATAATATAAACCGAATACAAAATACAAAACGAATATAACGCATATAAGGAGGACAATATATGTCTTTTGCAGCACTAAAGAAGAATCGTTCCGATTTCAGTCGTCTGGCTCAGGAATTAGAAAAAACAAACTCCCCTCAACAAAATTCATCGTCACAAGACGATCGCATTTGGAAACCTACTATTGATAAAACTGGCAACAGTTATGCAGTAATTCGTTTTCTACCTCCATGCGATGGCGAAGAATTGCCGTGGGTACGAATCTTTAATCACGGATTCAAAGGCCCCGGCGGATGGTTGATTGATAACTGTCCTACCACAATCGGGCTACCATGCCCTGTCTGTGAGAGTAACACAGAACTTTGGGGTACTGGTTCGCAAGATAATCAAAATCTTGCTAGGGATCGTAAACGGAAATTGAAACATATGTCAAACATTTATGTTATTAAAGATCCGGGCAATCCAGACAATGAGGGTAAAGTATTTCTTTATTCTTATGGTAAGAAAATCTTTGACAAACTCAATGATTTAATGCGTCCTCAGTTTGAGGATGAGACACCAGTAAATCCTTTTGATTTCTGGGGTGGCGCAAACTTCAAGTTGAAGTATCGTACTGTAGACGGATATGGTAATTATGATAAGTCAGAATTTGACAGTCCAGCGGCACTAATGGAAGATGATTCTAAAATGGAATCAATCTATAAACAGTGTCATTCTCTCGAAGAGTTTGTCGCGCCTTCGGCATTTAAGACTTACGATCAACTCAAGGATCGTTTGGACAAAGTGTTGGGTGTCACATCTCCGGTGGGTACGGCAGAGACTCGTGACATGTATGAAGATAATTCTTCGTCACAAGAGTCTATGTTTACTAAACCGACTTTCAAAGAGAGTCCTACACCAGAATTGAAATCGGTATCTAATGACGATGATGATGACGATTCAATCTCTTATTTTGAGAGACTCGCCAACGAAAGTTAAATTAATTTTTACTCCTATAATAAAATGAATGATAACTAGGGCATCTTCGGGTGCCCTTTTTTAGATATGCACTAAATGCATATCGGGATTGTCGCATTGTAGGGTTGTTTTTTACCGTTTTTATACTATATAATAAGGTAACACATACAGACATACACAGGAGAAAAATATGTTTAAAAGAATTATGAGTATTACGCTTTTTGTAACTGCTGCGGCATGTGCCCCAGTAACCGCCGAAGATTTAACGATTGATATGTTGAATAAAAGAGATGATGGCACAAAGATGGTATACAGCCAAGATATTGCCAGAATTGATGTGGGAGATACTATTACATGGTTGCCGACTTCGAGAGGCCATAATGTAGAATTTCGCGCTGGACCAGATGGTGTAGAACTTCCCAAAAAGTCGAAACAAAATAAAGAAGTCTCTATGACTTTTGAAACGCCGGGCATGTACTTTTACTGGTGTACTCCGCATAAGAGCATGGGTATGATAGGACTAGTGATTGTGGGAGATGATACATCTAACAAATCAGATATTGCCAAAGTAAAAACTGGCGGAAGATCGAAGAAAAGACTAAAAAAACTTTTGAAAGAAATATAGGAGAAAAATATGTTTGAACAATTAGTAAGAATTTATGGTAATTGGGCAACGCGCTATAGAGCCAATAGTGCCCGTAGATCAACTCGCAATGAATTGAGTAAATTGTCAGATTATGATCTCAGAGATATTGGTATATCTCGCGGTGACATTAATTATATTTCTGAAAAATATTACAGCCAAGAATTGCACCGAATGAAAAAGATTACTGACCGTCAACCACTTCAGTCACCATCTGCACCTTTGCCAGAATCAAATCAGAATTTGCGTGGTTGGGTATAATGGCACAAACTTATATGGAAACAGTCGGGGAAACGCCCGCATTTAAAACCAATATCTTTTCGACATTCTGGAAGGGATTTGAAAGATTCTTTCTTGCAGTGGGGTACGCCCGCGCAGCTGCAGAATTGTCACGACAAGGATATTATGCCGAGTCGAAAAAACTTATGATGGAATTGACTGAAATTAGAGAAAACAGTTAATATGCCATTCCCATTCCCATTCCCAGACCCATTCTTGCTCTTACAGCTGATGGGTCTGGATTTCTCACACCACCAGAATTTTCTCTTTTAACATTTTGCGTGTTGTTTGTTACATTGGTGTTATTAGTGTTATTATTTCCTACAACATTATTATTAGAATTTTTATTTCCTTGATTTAATGCTGAAGATTTTAGGGTTTCTCCAGCAGCGACTTTATTATTTACTGCTGTATCACTAGCACTAACATTTTGCGATGGCATCGCTGCCTGAGTTTCTTGTCTGGCACTTTCCATTTCAGCAGATTTCACAAATCTTTCTGGATGTTCATTTTTTGCCGTCATAACTATTTTATCTTGCATTTGCCTGCCAATCTTTCTATCAACAGTACCAGATTTTATACCATCTTGTATTTCTTGGAATGACATTTCTTTTACACTACCATCTTTATTCAGAGTTTTTTGAGTAATACCTTCTGTTTTTTCTGCCATTTCTGATATTTGATTTGTTTTGCCAACCGATGGTACAGTAGATCCCATAAGATTGGAATCTTCTGGTTTTGATATGGCTCCTACATCATTTACATCTGAAACATTTTCTTTTGCTTTTACAGTGCCATCAGGATTGTGTGTTTCTCCATACATCTTATCCCATTTTCTTTGTCCAGCATCGCCGCCAAAGAAATTCTTTTCTGGTCTAGGTTCGACCTTCTCTTCTTTTTCTGGTAAGTTTTCATCTATTTCTTTTTGTGCTACTGTAATAGCATCTAACGCCATATCTTTTAATTCTGACATACGAGCATTTGCAAGTTCGGGGTCATTTATCCGATCTTTTTCAAATGGAAATGGAGTTTCATCTGTACCATACATTTCATTATAAGTTTCTCTTGCCATAATTCCTGCATCCAATGGAACTCCAGCTAAAGATGGTAAGAACATTCCGCCTGCTTCTAAACCTGCCCCAACGAAATCGCCTCTAAATAATGAACTAAGCGCAAATAATCCACCCGCGGCTATTCCTACGCCTGGGACTGCCTTTGCAATCATTTTTGCACCTTTTGTGGCGAGAATCTTTTTCGCAACAGTTTTATCTACTGCTCCAACGGCCGCCTTTTTGGCATTATCTTTTAATTTAACAACTGGTGCAGTTACATTTTCTATGGCCTTTTTCGCACCATCCAATGCGCCGGTCTTCGCAGGCGTAGTTGTTGGTGGTTTTGTTACCTCTGGAACAACATCTGCTTTTGGTGGTAGTGATGTAAATCTTCCATCTGGACCCCTTCCGACCGTAGGATCAGTTTGTGTTGCAGACTTCAATGGCATTTGGTTTTCTAATGTATCACCAGTTTTTCCAACTATTCCCTGTTGATTTTTGTTTATTTCAGCATCTGGCGCCGTAGATGCTTTTGTCCCATCGTCTCCAACTAATTTTGATATTCCTGCTGATGCGGCAACTGGGGCCACAATCGCAGCTGCGCCCTTTACTAGATTTGAGGGTTTAAAGTTTTTCACAGAATCGGCGACCGTCTGCATCAGACTCCTCTTCCTAGCGGCAGAATTCACCTGAGCGTTCTGAGTGGCAGTGGATGTGGTATTTCTGGCGCTTTGATTGTTATTGCCAGTCGTGTTTGTATTGTTATTGGCGGCATTTCGTTGATTTTGTTGTAATTTCCGATCCGCTTCTTCTCTCGCTAGTCTTTTTTGCCTATCGGCGTCACTTTCGGTTGTATTTACATCTACATCGGGAAGTGCGGCTGCTGCCGTTGACAAACCTATGAGGGCTGGAATTCCTTTAATCAATCCCTTAAATCCGCCCTTTTTAAATAGTGCAAATGCTCCAGCCAAACCGCTTAGGGCAGTAGCAGCCCCACCGATATCTCCAAGTGTGTCTAATATGCCCCCTTCGTTTCCACCACCTTTACTTACTGCGCCGCCGGACTTGCCAGATCTATTTGTCGCTTTAATTTTATTTTGAGCCAAACTCTCCATTTTCTTTTGGTGTCGCCTCAATTCTCTTTGATTTTCTATATCTAAAGAACTAGGATCATCTTTTATTAAAGTATCTATTTTATCATTAAGAGTTTCTAAATAGTCGGGACTGCCATGAAGTCTACCATCGATATCTCCTAATACTGATATAATCTCACGTCTCTGATCGCCCGCAAGGATGTCTGATACTGCCTCGCCGCCGCTACGGCCGTCACTATTATCTCTTTCGTTATTATTTTCACTACCAGAAGAAGAGGGTCCATCTAAACCAAATTTGGCCTGCAAACTTTCTATGTTTTTTCTATCTTCTTCTTGTAAGTCTGCCTCTTGTTTCGCGGAAAATGCTCTTTGAATTATTAAATCTTTTTCTTCATTCAATTGATCTAATGAGAGTGAGTCGATTTCTTCTTGTGTTTTCCCAGATGCTGCAGCGACAGAAGCGTTGTCCATTTGAGATCTCAAAAGAGAAAATTCCCTTTCTTCCTGTTCTGCCTCTTGGGCGATTTTGTCTGCACGTTCTTTTTGTGCTTCTTTTGCCGCTTTTCTATTTTCTTTGAATTGTTTAAATCTATCTCCAACAAAACTAGCACCAAAAGATAGTATCGGACTACCTGACAGAGCGCCACCTATCATACCACCAATGCTGTCAATGCTGGTTTCTACTGTGTTGGCTGTCAGGTCGCCGATAGATTTTTTAAATGTTACATTCTCACCGATACTAGCTTGAGATGTTTCTAGGACTTTCTGCAACATTCTCTTTTCTTCAGAATTTACGCCTTCTAGGGATGCCAGTCCTCTTTGCATTTCTTGTATTTGTTTTTTAGTAGCTTTAAATTCTTCTAATGAAGTGCCCTGTTGTGCTTCAAATATTTTGGCAATTTCATCTAGACCTTGTCTAGCACCAGAAGAAACCAACTGTTCATTTGCGATTCTTATTACACTCGCCAATTCCTGCTGGTTTTGACGTTGTAGTTGATCTGTTACTCCTGCTAGACTTGCCATTTACTTTTTACCCATTACTTCTTTCGCATAGAATGCTGCGACTATTGCAGCAACCGACACAAAATATGTTGGTGCCATATCTCCTAGTATTGAACTTGCTTTGGCAAGTCCTATTAATTCTGCAATAACTACTGCAAAAGGGTATAATAACATACCAAAGAGGGCAAACCATGCCATATGTCTTTGAGCGTCTTGTTTCTTATCTTCATTTTCCATGTCCGATTTCATATCGGCTAATTCTATCATTTGTCTTTCCATTGCCATTTCCTCATCGCTGACTACACCATCATTGTCTCTATCTAGGTATGCATATTTAGAGTCTTTTTCTAGTTGCTTTTCCATTGAAATTTTTCCTTTATTTTTGATTTTGTTTGGCGTTTTCTTCTTTTATATAATCCATCAATAATGTAAGGTATATTTCGCGTTCCCACGGAATCATGTTTTCCAACTCTGTCAAACTATATTTATGATGATGCATTAATGCAAAATTGTTTCTATATAGAGATACCAAAGATTCATGATTCAAAGTTAGAGAAAAAAATCGGTGATCCCCGCCACCCTCATATCTTTCTCAAATCCGCATTTATTGCATCTAATTTTACAAACCGCGGCAGCTTCAGGCATATTTTCAAAAAAATCATTTATTTTTCCAAACTGTTCTTGTGTCAAATTTTCTATAAAATCTTTTACTTCATTTATAGGGTGATCGGATGTATTGAAAATATCTTCATTTTGATATATCATATCAACACATGCAGCAATGACACTCACTATATCTTCGTATGTGTCTGTTTGTGATAACATCCGCATAGTATTAAAATTTGGATATTTCATTATGATGCCAATATTATCTGTCAATTCTATTTTATTATAATTTTTTTGAGACTTAAATTCTACAACCACATCGTCTAAATTAAGATAAAAGGGTATTTTTTCTTCTTTTGATTCTCCATCGAAAGTACACACATGATTATAATTTAGCTCAACAATATTGCTTATAGATTTTGATCGAAGATTTACAAAAATATACTCTATATCGAATGTCGCTAATCTTTCGACATCAATATCTTGAATTATACAATTCCTTATCACTTGTTTGATAGATTCAATTTTTTCGTCTGAGTCGTCCCCCTGTTGAGCCATCAGAAGAATTTTTTCTTCTTTTATCAAGAATGGCCGATATCTAACTTTTTGTTTTGTAGATGGTATTTCTAATTCATAAGTTGGTGTGTCAATTCTAGGTAGCATTATTTT